CTGATGCGCGATTATGTGCCGGTGCATCGCTCCGAGACTGTCGCTGGCAAGGCTGCAATCGGGCTATTCAAGGTAGGGCGCATGACGATGACCGAGCCGGAATTGCTCGCATTGGCGGCGCGTAAGGGCTTCACTTTTAGCGAGGGGTTTGCGGGATGAACTATCAGGAATATCTCGCGCGCAAGGCATCGGTTGACCCTGCTACGGGGCTTGCCAATATCGAGACGCTGCATCCTGCATTGTTCGGTTATCAGTCCGACATTGTGAAGTGGGCGTTGCGCCGTGGCCGTGCGGCTATCTTCGCTGGCACTGGTCTGGGCAAGACATTGATGGAGATTGTATGGGCAACGGAAGTCGCAAAGGCTACCGGCAAGCCCGTCCTTATCCTGACGCCACTTGCCGTCGCGGCGCAGTTTGTTGCCGAGGGCGCGCGGTTTGGATTGCCCGTCACGCGCGCCGCAAGCCGTGATGACGTGTCAACGGGCGTCTATGTCACCAACTATGACAAGCTGCCGCGCTTCGATCTTGAAGCCTTTGGCGGCATTGTTCTGGATGAAAGCAGCATCCTGAAAAGCTACACCGGCGCGACGCGCAATGCCTTGATTGAAGGGTGCCGCGCTATTCCGTTCCGGCTTGCCGCGACCGCGACGCCAGCGCCTAACGACTTCATGGAACTGGGCAACCACGCCGAGTTTCTGGGCGTGATGACGTATGTCGAGATGCTCGCAATGTTCTTCGTGCATGACGGCAGCGACACGCAAAAGTGGCGGCTCAAAGGCCACGCGCAATCAGAGTTTTGGCAATGGATGTGCTCATGGGCGGTCATGCTCACCAAGCCGTCCGACCTTGGCTATGACGATGCGCTGCACAATCTGCCGCCGTTGCTCACCAATCAGCATACGGTCGCGGTTGAATACAAGCCGTCACTCGAAACTGGACTGTTGTTTCCGGTTGAGGCTCGCACCATGCAGGAACGTATCGGGGCGCGCCGTGATACGATTGCCGAGCGCGTCGCGTGTGCGGCTTCGATTATCAACGGCAACAACCGGCCTTGGGTGGCGTGGTGCAATCTCAATGCCGAGACTGACGCGCTGATTAAGGCAATCCCTGGCGCTGTCGGCGTCAACGGTGCCGACAGCGAAGAACTGAAAGAGGCGCGGCTTGAAGCTTTTGCGCGGGGTGACATTCGCGTCATCGTCACCAAGCCGTCGGTGTGCGGGTTCGGGATGAACTGGCAACATTGCTGCGACACTGCATTTGTCGGGCTGAACGATAGCTTTGAGCAAGTGTTTCAAGCCGTGCGGCGGTTTTGGCGTTTCGGGCAGACTAACCCCGTCAACGTCCACTTCATCGCGGCGGAAACGGAGGGCGCAGTTGTCGCCAATCTGGCGCGCAAAGAGGCCGACGCATCGCGCATGATTGCCGCGATGGTTGCAAACATGGCCGATATTACGTCGGTCGAGATTAAGGGGCAGGCGCGTGATAAAGCGGGATACGCGCCCACTCAAACTCAACTCCCGTCATTCTGGAAGGTAGCATAATGGTTGACGCATTGGATTTCGCCGAGGGCAAGAACTGGGCGCTGTGGAATGGCGACTGCATCGACGTGATGGCGCAGTTGCCGTCCGATAGCGTGGGCTATTCGATCTTCTCGCCTCCATTCGCCTCGATGTATACGTATTCCAACTCCGACCGCGACCTTGGCAACTGCAACAGTCACGCCGAGTTTCAGGAACACTTCGGCTACGTTCTGGCCGAGCTTTACCGCACGTTGAAGCCCGGGCGGTTGCTGTCAATGCATTGCATGGATATGCCGACGAGCAAGGTTCGTGACGGCGTTATCGGCGCGCGTGACTTCCCCGGCGAGCTGATCGCCGCAGCGCAAAAGCATGGGTTCATTTTCCATAGCCGCGTGTGCATCTGGAAAGACCCTGTTACGGCGATGCAGCGCACAAAGGCGCTTGGCTTGCTCTACAAGCAAATCAAGAAAGACAGCAGCATGTCGCGGCAGGGCTTCGCGGATTACGTGGTGACGCTTCGCAAGGCCGGCGAAAACGATGAACCTATCACTCATACGCCGGATGAATTGCCCGTCACGCTTTGGCAGCGGTATGCGTCGCCAGTCTGGATGGATATCAACCAGAGCCGCACGCTGCAATATCGCGGCGCGCGCGAGGCCGAAGATGAGCGCCATATCTGCCCGCTACAACTCGACGTGATCGAGCGTTGCGTGCATCTGTGGAGCAATCCGAACGACATCGTATTTACGCCGTTCGCGGGCATCGGCAGCGAGGTGTTTGTTGCCGCCGAGATGGGCCGTCGCGGCGCGGGCGTGGAATTAAAGCCGAGTTATTACCAACTGGCCCGCCGGAATATTCAGCAAGCCGACAAATACCAAAACGATATGTTTGCAGCATGAACGGCTGGCACTACCCCAAAGACAACACTGATCTGGAGAACATGCCGGCGCCAGGGCAGCGGGTCGTTCTTTTCTACGAGGGCGACGATGGCCAGACTGTCGGGCCGGTGATTTCCACGCCCGTGCACAAAGACCCCGAAAGCCAGCTGCGGTACATGCGCACGATTCGCTGGCACGCGATACCGGAGGAGTGATGTGGCTCACTGAAAAAGAGGTCGAACGATTGACCCGCCGCAAGCGCCCCAGCGCGCAGGCCCAGGTATTACGCGATTTCATTAAAAATGTCGCTGTAGCCCGCGTATTTACTGGCCTTGCACCACTTTCACTGTCTAAGAGATTTTCGCTATTTTCAAGAATTCGCCCCAATAAGGACGCGGCTTGCAGGGCTGCGCTTAGACACTTTCACACAACACAGGAGCCTGTACCATGAGTGACCCTATTAGAGATTGCGCGCACGGGCATAAAAAGGGTAAATGTGATACCTGCGATTTGATTGAAGCACAGGCCCGCATAGCCCTGCTGGAGAAGAAAAACGCAGATTTGAAAGTTGAGTTAGACAACGCATTAGGCTGGTATGAAAAATGGCAGAAGATTGCCAACGAACGATCTAAAGAAATACTGCGACTGATGGAATTATCAGGAGGGGGTATGAGTGAATCCTACGAATATCTACAGGAGACCGTTAAGGAGCTACAGCAGCGCATCACAAGGCAGGATGAAATCATCGCGTGGGATGCTGACAAGCTGGTTGAATGCACAACAAAAATCGTAGATAAAACGAAGCGGATCACCGAACTGGAGGTCTTGCGCGATAGCCTAGCTACAATCATCGCGCTACTTGTTCACCTTCCTGATGGTGAGTCTGGCGCTCTATACCAACTGGTTGAGCGTTGCTATTACTGGTACGGGGTAGACAGCAATGTACCGGTAACGCTGGGCGATATTAGTAAGCCGGTTTGTGGAGAGTGTCATTTAAAGCCGGGAGAGATTTGTGATGTTTGCGGCGCTATGGCCGCAGGGTATTTAGAGGAGCCTGCACCATGAGTGAGAAAATAGTGCCGATAGTAGAAACACTGGAGCCAACAATGAACCTGCGTTTTGAGGAACGCATAATTCGCCCGATGTTTGGGGACATTAGGATAGAGCGTGTATTACAGCAAGAATGGATTGTTGGCGAGCACTCGGAGTGGCTGGATATACCCACATTACGGTTTAAGGGAGGTTAGCCATGAGAGAAACTGACCCATCCAAAATGAGCAACACAGAGTGGGAGCGTTGGGCAGAAGCCCGCATCGCCCTGCTGGAGGCGGCACTGGTAGACATACGGGAGGCCATGCCAGGAACCGACGATGCAGCAGACAGGGTGCAGCGCATTATTAGCAACGCACTACAAAATCAACCCAATGCCTGACGGCCTGCTGTTAATACTGTGCCTGGGTGCGATGTTCTGTGGTGGGTGGGCGGTGGCGAAAGAAGTGAGTTCCGCCACCCTCTGCACCAATACTGAAGTCACTAGTAGGTTGAGCAGACAAGCGGGTCAGCTCTCCCCGTAAAGTCTCAGTGACCCTAGCAGAGTATCAGTTGAGTGATTGTCGGTCCTAATTGTAACCGTAGTCACAGCAGCCGTCACAGCAGATATAATACCGCCCCTCCCAATACTAATATCGTCAGTATCCCGGTATGCTACCCAGCTTGATTCTATACTCTTCAGATTCGAACCTGTGTAGTTTTCCAGCACTAGCCGCACAGAACCGTAAGAGTTCGCGGGTGAACTGGCAGCGGGTGCAAATGCTACCACTGGCGCGGCACTTTCTGCGGCCGAAGCCGTCCCGTCTGCTGCCGAATTTAACTGTCGATGGTAATTGGTAGATGTTGTATCCGCATTCAAGAAACACCAGATAACTTCGACAGTGGCAGTTACCGTGCCTCGAATATACCCCTCGATCACCAGGCGTGAATAGCCGCTGGGTATTCCGCTGAAAACAAACTCGCCAGAGCCAGGGTTCGTAATAGTATCGAGCAGGATTTTCACATCATCATCTCCGTTGGAGTCCACTTCATAATTAATAATCGCCATTGCTGGCTGTAATGATTCATAACCACCACGGACGGAATGCACCTTGAATCGAACGTGGGTTGCAGTAGCTGGAACTTCCCCGGCGTTACTATCGATATCGTAAAACGTATCTGTTCCGACATTAGAGTCGATAAAGTTACTGGATATATTCCCATTGGACAGGATCGCATCGGCTGTCACCCGATAGGTAACACCAGCCTCCGGGCCTATTGCGCCCTCGGTGTAATCGTATAGGGTTCCAGATGTTTGCTGAAGCCGGTCACGACCAACCCAAGTCACCGAGTTCCCGCCTGTGTAGAATCCGTTGGTGGGATACGATTTGCCGTCAATCTTCAAATTACCCGGCGGGTAGGGTCTTATCGCCCTCGAGTCAAATACCACTGTTTCACCCGGGACATCAGAAACTTCCAGTTCATTCGAGCCTGATACCGTGGTCAGCTTTACATTAACTGAGTCAGATGCAGTGTATTGGATTTCATCCGATTCAGGAGAGAATCCCCAAAATATAACTTTAGGCCCGCCGCTTGAATCAAGCGGGTGTTCTGCCGGCACTGTATCAAGTATTCCCCTGCCGACAAGAACATGGTATCCATTAGAATCGGTTGCGAACCCATCAACCCGCACAAGTTCATCCTCAATCTGGGCTATGGTCCCTGTTGACACCAGATCGAGATCAGTTCCGGCATCAATATATATCTGCGTATCGGTGAAACCAATATCTAGAAGAACAGTCGCATACGGGCAGAAATCCAGCGTTCCGCGATCAACATACCCGGCCCCACTGTCAGTATGGATAGTGGCGTTTATCTCGTTAGCCTGCCTGCCGGCAGCTATCAATGTATACCCTGCATCTGGATCATCGGCCAGAATAGTATCAATACTCAGCTGCCCCAAATCCGTTACTAACTGATAGTACGGCGCCTCTGCTACAAGTCTTGGAGAGGCCACCATCGCACTGCCATCGGCAGGGTCAACCCATAAACCAGTCTCAGGATTGTCCACCAGTACATTGGCATACGAGGATAGGCTAAACACATCCTCAACTGCCGATATGCTTATGCTGTTATCGCGCCCATTACCCAGCCCCAATTGCTGGACGCGCATTACAACCGAGTCAATGGACAAATCGGGCCAAGAGAATAAAAACGCATCCCCTACATTCAGATAACTGGCCTCGCGGCTGGCGACAATCTCAGCACTCAAAAGCGGGACAGATAGTGCCTTAAGGTCTCTCTGAGCTACCCTGGAGGCGATGTTCCGATTTGTGAAACCAGGGTATTGAATTGTTGTACCGATGGTTGCGCTTTGTATCTGGATCAGAGCCTGGTCTTGTATCCCCACGCTTCCCGTTTCGCCTGTATCGCCATCGTAATAATTAACGGTGATGGAGTTGGTCAGCTCCCCAATGGTCGGGCGTCGGGCATTGGAAACTATAGAAACATTACTTTCATTCAGGATCGTTAATTCAGACAGTGCATAATCATCACGTATAAGTTTTAAAACAAACTTCCCAGTCATCCTGTCCACATACAGGACACCGTCTATGTGTCGCAGGATTTCCGCAATAAAATCCTCTAGGGGTACCTGCCTGTCCCACAGCAGGGAAATTCCCATCACTTCGTCGAATAGACTGTCGGCAGCGTAGATAAATGATGTGTCGTCTATATCGGCGTCAACATACCCCATACCCCAGTCGGGGTCGGTTAAGCACTCTCGTATAATATGGGCAGGGTTCATATCTGAGCATAACGAACCTGGACCAGGTCCGTTGTCCAAATAATACTCTTCAGGAGTCAAAACACTTATACGATACCCGCCACCAAATCCAGTAGTTGTTCCAGATGGGACGCCCTGAATAACTGAATATGAAAAGCTGACTACACTTGACGCATCATTGGCAGGAAGAACGACATCAATATGAGAATAGTAATAGCTATCCTTTTCTAGAGTAACAGCGGCCCCACCATTGACAGAAATGCCGCCATCCATAAAGTCATCATGGTATACCCTAACCCGTATAAATGCCCTTGTAGGAAGAGGTGGAATGGTAATACTTCCATAATATCGAGATACGTTACCTATAGGGATGCCTGGGTCGTTTATATCAATTAGTGTTCCGCCCAGTGATGTGCCTTTCCAGAATGTCCCGAATGTTCCATCCGCAACTGGTGTCGTTCCGGTTGTCGGCTCTCGATACCACAAACCTGTTCCACCACCGAAATCAGGGTCAGACCATGCTTCCATTATGGCGTAAGACGTATACTCTGCTGCCGCTTGACCTATCGCGGCCTTTTCGTCATACCACTGCACGATCCCGTTTTGTCTTAAATGGATTCTCTGTGCGCAGAATGCCCATGCTTTCAAATATGGATTGTTTCCGACATAAGCCTGGTTGAGTACCAGTGACACAACGCCACGGAAAGACGGCGTATCCTCACCCAGCTGGGTTAGCAGATAAGCGTTCTGCCCTTGCCCAGGGCCACCCATATCAACATCAACAATCCCACCGACTCCACCCTCTCGCTTGTCCCCACCGAATAGATTAGCTGCGCGATCAGGAAGCGTAATAGGCCCGCCAGTGCTTCCTGCAGAATCATCCACATCAACATCCCACGCAACACGTCCGTCCACTTCGATCTTGCATATTTGATCTATAGGCCCGTGGCATAGCACCAAGTGCATGCCCAGCTTATATTTATAACCTATGGTTTGACTACCGCCCCCGCCTGGCATTTGCCACCTCCACTACATGCAATGCCATTGCATCCCGTGTCGCACTGAGTTCGTCGGAGTGTATTCCTTGTTTCACAAATGCCCGCCAGTCAAGATTATGCTTTTCAAAAAAGATACGGGCACCACGCCCGCATATTTTAGCCTCGCGCAAATCGCGCATGGTGACGATCATTTTTTCCCGCCGCTGGATTTAATCGGTATGGTTTTAAGATCGCCGTACCATACCACGTTAGGGCTTTTGATCTTTCGGCATCCAAACAACACAGGGATTTCTCGTCCTTCCTCTGCAGTGGGGACTTCAATCTCATTTATGCCCGCTGGCGGCGCGTTCTGTGGCTTTGGGGTAAGCGCGTAAGAAGCTATGAGGGCTATTGCGAGCCCAGCTATAAACATCCACATACATCAACCTCTAAACTATTGAGCCTGACACATCATTGCCGAATGGATTTTTCCCGGGTATCCATGGAAAGCCGCCGAAATTGGCCAGGTTATTAAATTTAGCCTTGCAAGTATTGCGAGTGTGATCGCATCCTGGGTATAGAATCACATTGGCCAATCCTGATGATCCGTTTACTTCATCCTCAAGTGCCTGTAATGGCCTAACAAGTGTTAGCGTTGTGCCGGAATGCTGCGTGATGTACCGCAAAAACCCATCGGCGGTTTCTATCATCCCGCCGGTAAAATACCCGTCCTCGATGTTTGAATCTATAAGGTCATTGATCGTGACAAGAAACCCACTGGCAGCCGTTACCGTGCCGGCAATGGCAAAGTCATAATCGTTCAGATTACACCCTCGGCGGTATAAGGCGTGGCGGCAGTTCTTTTGATACCTGGCCCGAAGTCCTGGCCTTCTCATGGACGTAAATATATTCTCGCATTCAAGCGTGACCGCATCACCTGTTGCCGAAGCACCGGCCACCCGGCCTTTCCATGACACCTCAAACTCCTCGGACAAATCCCCGGCATGCCCCCTGAAAATAGTGATCGAGGTGATTTGCTCAGGAACGCCACCAAGAAACAGTTGTGCAAAAGCATTATCTCGGGGGATTTTGATTTTAACGGAGTCTTTTGACAATTCGTTAGTTTGGGTGATTTCTGACATATCAAGGGATACCGGTTCCCACGCTCCACCGGAGTCGCCGGAGAAGTGCGCTGCTGAGGTATACCGGTATTCAGTTGATCCCTGGATAAACAGGAATCGGTAAATCGGATCTCCGTCCTGTACGGAATACTCACTGGCGATATAGCTCACGGCTCGGGAACCTCAATACAGGGAACCTGGACAGACATGCCGGCAGAGGGGGAATGGTTCAGCTCTATTCTGTCTGCGTCAAACCGCGAGCATCGCAAAAAGCTGATCCTTTTTATAGCTGAAAGTGTAACCGTCAATGTTGTGTCAATCGTCATGTCTAGAGTGGCCCTACCGGATATTGGAGCCCCGGCAGTAGCAGATGAAACCCGCCTATAATAACTCGTACCCGATACAGTCGTAACATCAATATCAAAGGCATCGGTCCTGCCAAGCCCGGTTATCCCTGGAAGGGCATAGATGGTTACCGTAGTGCCTGATATCGACGCAGCTGGTTCGAGGTCTTTCGCCCTGCTAGACATCCAGAATACCTTTTGACGGCCTCGCCTGGAGTGTATCCATTGCCGTAACTCATAGGCATCCTGTCCTGTGAACTCATGCCAGCGCATTTGGTATTGCGAATCGGGGACAGTTCTCTGGCGAAGGTAGTATGGTAACCCGGTGGAATTATCAAACACGGTTAATGGCCAGCCTATATCCTCGCTGAAATCCCCAGCCCCAATAACAGGGCAGCTGGTCATGACATCATGCCCACGGTATTGCGGATAATCAGAAAAGCCAAGATCGGAATTATCATAGACATACATCGCCACGGAGCATTCGTTTATCTGCCCAGGGGATCGGGAGTTGGTCAGACCTTCCGGGCAATGAGCCGACCATAGAGGAACCAGCAGGGCATTTGAATATGATCCTGTAACGGTGGCTAAGCTCACCCCGTTTGAATCATTAATGACTTCTACCTGCTCAAAGTCGTCGACAGACTCCCATAGGATCGCATCTGAACCCATATCGGTATACGAAAGGTCGATCGCAAGTGGAACCCCCGAACCAGGAGAAACGCTTCCGACCGTAATCGCCTGCGGCCAGTCAGGGGCCAAGAAATCCCCGTTACCCTGGGATTGGCGCATCATGGCCTGGGCTGCGGAATATTCCTGGTCGTCGAGAAGGTGGGCAAGATTGAATATTCGCCTCGGGGCGGTTCTGAGGGCTATCCGTTGCTCGCCGGCTTTTGCCCTGAATACATCCGTAAGCCATTCCAGGGACTCTATAACATCCCCTCGCTGCCTGAATGGCCATACCTGTGCGGTCATATGGCCAGTGACTTGATGGTGCGCTGGTTGCGCCTTACAGCGTTCATGATCACTTTTTCGCCGGCATCAGATCCCATATAATCACCAACCACCTGTGTATCAAACGCATTGACGATTCTGAGGTTCTGGGTAGCCACAGTGTTGGCTTTCATGTTTGCCCTGACATCATTAAGGGTTCTATCCAGTTTTGCTGATGTCTCACCAGTAACTACCCGCTCGCCTTTCTCCAGATTCCATGACCCCGATTTAGGGATAGAATCAATACCATCGTGCGCCTGCCCTACTGACACCGCCATGATATTACCTACAATACTTGCCGTTGCAGCAGCTACGGAAGCCATGGCAGCCAAGTTAGCCGGGAATGGATTGGCAGCGGCCATCGCAATGCCCGTTTGAATAGCAACCAACGACTGAGCAATGGCGGCTGCTTTCTGGACAAGAAAAAGTGCCTTGAATATATCGGACTGCTCCCCGGCAAACTCCCGGCTAATATCAGCAAGGTTGCCGAACAAGTCTTCTGTTGCCGCAAGTGATGCTAACTGCCTAGCACTATCAATCTCTGCCAGTCTATCCTGATGCTCCTGCCTTAATTCAACCTCTTGCTCATCCCACTGTGCGCTTAGTTCGGCATGATCAGCTCGATACTTATTAAGCATCTCCAGTTGGTCTGAATACCAGTCCTCTAACTCTTCTCTTGCCTTATCAATCTTTGCCAGCTCACCAAAAGCGCCGCCCACCTCTGGCGCCAGTCCGGCATAGGTCGGCGCATCCTCAAATGCGCCAGCTGCTATTCTGCTCGCAGTATCATTTCTCTGCCCGGAAGTGATGCCTGACGCTTTCTGCAGGATCGAAAGACGCTCATTGAGCTGGTCGTTTAATTCTTCCTCGTCGGTTCGAAGTTCTTTAACCAGTGAACTGTAATCTTCCTGCGCCTTTCTCAGTGCCTCAGTGGCGTCCAGTTCGTCGGCCAGTGCTATAAGCCGCTTTTGCTGTTCGGCATTAATTCCGACAAGGTTTCCGCTGGCGATTTCAAAGCGGAGCTTATCGGCCTCGGTGACTTTACCGATCAGTCCAAGTTCTCTTAAATACCCGGTTTCAGCAGACTTGAATGCGGAGATAATTGCCTCTGCCGCTTTCTGCTGGACCTTCTCAAACTCAGTCAGTTTCTTTGATGTATTCCCGACACTTTCAGAATACTGTTCCTGCGACTTACTCCCCGCCACGGCGGCCTCGGCAGCGGCCTGGCCTTTCTCTTGGGCCTTGTCGTAAAACTCCAGCAGTTTCGCTCCGCCAAGAGGTTCGAGAAGGCTGGCCTCTGTAAGAGCGACAAAGTCATCGCCGATCTTGCTGGACAGCGCGGAAAGCTCCTCAAGAGACTGTTTAGCCTCATTCAGCTTTCCGCCGCTTATAAGATTGAATGCCGCGCCCTGTGGTGTGTATTTTGCAAAACCTGCGGCTATCGCTCCCGCCTTCGCCAGGTATTCAACAGTATTTGCTCCAACCAGCCCTATGGACCTTGCGGCAAACTTGAACGCAACCTCAACCCCGTCAACCGCGTCGATCAGAAACGCCAATGCCCTGACACTATCACGGGTCACTTCCTGAACGACTTTGCCAAGCCCGCCGGCTGCCTCCGCGCTATTGAGAAACTCCTCACCAATCGCCGTGAGAATCGGGGCCAATTCCACCGTGAGCTGGGCGCCTATCCCATCGGCCAAAAGCCCGAAAGCCCCCATGGCATCATTGGCGGCCTCGACCTTTTCGGCATCGATGTTTGACAGGGTAAGGCCGAATATTTCAACCTGCCTTGCTGCCTCGGCGATAACCCCAGGCTCAAGCTGCTGGACTGCAGCAGCACCCCGAGAACCAAAAAGACTTGCAGCAACCGCTGCCCGCTCAGTATCCGATACGTTCTCTTTCAGTGCCTGGTTTATTTTTAAGATGCGCTCATCAAGCGGAAGCTTGGATAACTCATCAGCAGACAGGTTAAGCTTCGCAAGAGCTTCGGATTGCTTGATCGCCCCTTGTGATGCCTTGCCAAGATTGATATCCAGTGACCGAGTCGCCACTTCAATCTGCTGCATACTGACGCCGGCCATATCACCAGCACGCGCAAGGGTAGACAGTGACTCGTAAGAGGTTTTAAGCCTCTTGGCCATCTCGGACTGGGCATCAATCGCTTCAAGCGAGCGCCTGACCATGAGCGTAAGACCGGCAGCAGCGGCAATAGCACCCGCAGCCAAAGCCGTGCCGACAACCTTACCGGCCTCGTTGGCATTTTTTACAACCTTCTTGCGCCACTTCTCTGATGCCCGCTCCGCCTTGTCAAGGCCGGCGACAAACCCACCGGTTTTTGCGACAAGGTCTAGCGTTAAAGTGCCAAGCGATTTACTAGCCACCAGTTATCTCCATTGTTCCATAGCCACATCCACGCTGATCGGTGGTTCATCTTCATGGGGCATAAAATCAAATATTTTATACCCACCGTGTTTGCTGTTTTTGTTTGCAAACATCGCCGCCAGCATGGCAAAGCCGCGCTCAAGCCTCATACCGATATTAAGGCTCCCGCGCTTCCTGCGATAAGCCGCCCAGGTTCTGAACTCGTCATAACTAACCCGAGACTGGGCTTCCTGAATCGTGCAGCCGCCGATACCGTTAAGCACCAGCTCATGCCACAGCTCATCAAGTTCGGTTAGCTCTCGCTCTTTCCCAGTCCGTTAACCTCACCGATAACCTGAAGTAGCGCCATGGTAAGACTGCCGGACAATGGACCCCTGTCTGGATCGGCATCGCCGGTTATATCATCAACGGTAAAGACTGGATTGCCCTTCTCGTCGCAGATACTCGCGGCTATTCTACCTGCCACCGGGTCGCTGTTACTGACCGCAGAGGTGATATCTGAAACCGCTGATTTGTAGGATAACAGGCGGACAAAGACGGTGGCGGCATGCTCGTCATCGCCCTGCCGCCAGGTTATCTCACGCTCGACAGGGGCGCCGGTAAAGGCACCCATGTCTTTAAGCGCATCAAGGGTTAATATCATACTTTCGGAATCCAGGTTGACCCGCCAGAACGCTGGATAGTCACCGTAGAGGTAACGACCGTGTTTTGCGCGAAATCAAACGGGAAGTCGCTGATATATCCCTGGAAGGTAAACCAAGTCCGGCTGGTCGGCAGGTCAAACTCAAAGTTGCTGTCCAGAGTCGGTGCGGCCGTGCCGTCAGACCAGCCAACCGCCCACGACAGAACCGGTTGCGGGTCAGTCTCTGACAGGGTGTGCATCAACACATGACTGGCATTGGCCGGGTCGGCATTGAGGCCGATAGTCGCCTGGCCGGGAGTACGCAGACCGGGCTTGTAAGACCGTGCGGTATCCTCTAGGCAGGTGTCCTCGATCTGGTCGGCAGGGGCACCGCCGGGGGTGAAAGTAGTGGCACACTCAACAGCCACAATCTCATCCGGGCTGGCAGTCGTGTCAATGAAGTATATCTGGGTGCCTTGGGCAAGTACGCTCATGGTGTTTCCTCTTTCTGTTGATATAAAAAACCCGCCGAAGCGGGCAGGGGTTGGTTATCGCTGCACCCACCAGTCCACATCAAAAGTGACGCGGTAGCGGTTCGTGTCCGGGTCGCGGCTTTCGCCGCCCCACCGGGTAATGTGCGCCACTGTCTCAATGGCGTTGTTCAGTGCCTGTGCTGCTGCTCTGGCCGCAGAAACCGTAGCGGCATAGACATCTACCTGAATGCTGAACAGGTCTATATCAGGCGTTTCATTTATATAATTTTCAGGATTCCCGCCGATCAACTGCCAGACGGCATAGGTTGTTGACAGACCTTGTGGGGCTTCGCCAAAAGGATAAAGCCTGACAGGCCCGGTCCCGAGAACGGCCTGCACACCTGAATCCGCTGCGCAGGTTGTGAAAATAGGCGGGTACATCATTTGCCCCTCTGAATCTTTCTCAAGTAGCGGTCGATGGATTTATCATACTGGCGGATAAACTCGTTCGTTGCCTTTTGGGCATTGTCTGAAATGGCTTTGCGCATGAAGGGCTTTGCCGCCGAATGCTCCGTCCCAAACTCAAGAAACCGCCAGTAATAGGTATCACCCCCAGGGTTTCCTTTGCCATTGCCCTTCTCAATACCAATGGCTTTATACGCTCGGCTGTCCTGCCTCGCCCCGCCCAGTACACCCACACGGAAAGCAAGATCACCGGTCGCGCTGAATGTCCTTGATGACCATCTAACAACGATGTTTTTGGCAATTTCGTTGCTCGTCTTGGGATCATCCACCCGGCTGGCGTTTTCCATTGCGGCGGCGCGGACAATGTTCGCGGCCTTGCGCAAAGCAAATCGACCCCCCTTATACTTGAGGTCATTCGATAGCCCTTTCAGTTTAACCTGCAGCTCATCAACGCCGCTAAGGGTTACAGATACGCTATTGCTCACGGGCCGCATAACTCCATATGTTGTCATGTTCAGACGGAACCCAGCCTTGTATCCACGGGCCGCCATTGGTGAAGTGCGCTATCTTGGGCACAACCGGCTTTTCCTGTACACCAACAAGCCAGTTCCACTCTGCCGGTAATTCGCCAATCTCTGAATCATGCAACCAGTAAAATGCGTGCAGGTCTCGGCCTGGCCTATCATTTACATCCTGCAATGAAAGCCGTCTATTTGCAGGATGATCGCAATTAAACAGCATCACGCTTGACCAATTTTTACGCGGGTAGCTTGTCTGCACCATCCCGCCCATTTTTGTACCTTCCCCCTTATGGGAGTGTTTAACAACCATTACGGCTTTTTCTGTATCGGCATATTCAAGGAGTTTTTTTGGATTACCCATAAAAACCACATCGCAATCGGTGAACAATGCCCATCCACTCTGGCAGATAATAGGGACCAGGAACCGACTGACAGCAAACTCCGTTGAACAGGGTGCGTTACTCGTGAAGTCGTACATTTGGCCGCGCTTGTCTATCTGCCGACGAAGCAATCCAACGGATCTGAGTCTTTCTGAGTCAAGAGGCTCTGGCAATATATTGGTATATAGCGCAAGTGACCGGCAGGCAGTCTTGAACGCCACATCTTCTGCCTTGTCATAGCCGATATAAATCCTCACGCCTTTATGGCCTCGATCCTCATATCCCTATGGGCCTTTCCAGATCCGTGGAATACGGTTGGCAAATGCCTGGCGCTTTTGAATCCCCTGGCTAGAAGGAACCCGATTAACTCGGTTGGCGCCCACCCCCAGGGATGGCACATGAACTTGTTTTTATCCCTCGGATCGCCATAAAGCCCCCACCGTCCCAGCTGGTCTGGGTGCTTTCCCATCCGGGAATCAATAATATTCTGGCAGCACTTGATCAGGTCGGGCAGCTCGAGAATAAGGGTTCCTCCGCTTTTAAGAAGCCGGCGCCATTCACCTATGACCGAGTCGCACTCCCATTCGTAAAAGTGCTCAAATACATGGATGGCCATAACCGTATCCGCACACCCATCATCAAGCGGAATACTTCTGGCATCACATAAGATCTCTGGTGCCCTTGGGGCTTTCGGGTTGTGTTCTATATCGCAATTGGTCCATCCTTCCATGACCCTGGACCCGCAGCCGACATTGATTCGCATAGCTTCCCTTCTATAAATTTCCACGCCTGAACCGACTCGTCAGCGGACCATTGCCACCACGCCAGCCGATTTAAAAACTCACGCCTGACCAGATAGCACGGTTGCCGGTGTGCATTTTCAATGGTACTTGGGTAAATCTCCGCCGCCGCACCACCTTCGCATACCACCGGAACCCCGGCCATGCAGGCGTCGACCGCCACGTTGCTGTGCCGACATACCACCAAGGATATGCCCCGAAGCGCCTCCGCTATCGGGCCTGAGGATATCTCGCTATACACCACACCGCGCTCTGCCGGCTTTCCCGGCTTTGGGCGGTAGATAATGCGCTTACCAGGTAAACTGCATGCAAGCTGTTGGGATTTCGCCCTTGCCCACCCGCCGGCGCCAACAGCGTTTGATTTCGGACTATTCCCCACCAGCATCACAGGGCCGGATGGGTCATGAACATCGGTACAGATAAGTGCAAACCTGCCGACATTAGAATACCCAGCCATAACCCCGGAGGGGTGAAACCCGTCAATCGATAGCCTGAACTTCCTTGGTGACGCATTGCGGTCCCAATAGGCCAGATCCCATGCTATAAAATGCTTTCCTAGCTTTCTGTGCCTGGTCGCTGCGGCAAGCCTGTCACTTCCACCGAGTCCGTAAAGCACCAGAACGTCACAGGGGGCATAGTGGTCAGAGATGAAAGCCTGTACACCAGCCTCTTTGGCCGCCCGGTAGAGGGCCATTAAGTGCGCCCTGGCCTTGCTTGAGGTAGTCTCTGTTATCAGGATGCCGTAGAGCATTTGACACCAAAAGCGATCACCTCAGTTTTGATCATGTATACCTGGCCGTTAATAGTCTCTGCCAGCGGCTTTCGATAAATCCTGCCCCCGCACAGGTAATCCCTTCTAAGCCACTTTATGCCGGGAAACAGTATCTCAAGTGATTCAACCGTAAACCGCCAATAGTCGCTCGGGTATGCATGCACCCGCCAGATAAACGGCACGCTCAACAATAGGGTGGCGCCATCATCCATGACTGATTCCATATTGGCGCACAGCAACCAGGGGCGTTGTGCATGCTCGAGAACGGATATGCAGTCAATGTGCCCGAACTTTCCTACCTCAACCGACAGTGGACTTTCGAGGTCGTGGACAATATCCACCCCATCCCCTGGGAACATATCCAGTCCAATCGCATCCCGGTATAAATCGCGCCTGTCGGCCTTGCCCTTGTATTGCTTGCTGCCGACTACCAGTGTTCTACCAGTAACCGCGTAATCCTTGAGCAGGTCGTTGACATCCATCAGATGGATGCCAGAAATGCATTGAGGTCTTTCGCCGCGTCACTCACGCTGTACCGGTTCGCGATGAATGCCTTTTGTACTTGGCTCCGGTGATGCCATTCGGTCAACCGGTCCAGACAATCATCCAGATCCCGCTGGCTATCGGCCCACTGCTCCAGCCCTGTGGATGTCTCAAGATACCCGCACTCTTTTGGCCCGATAAACGGGGTGCCAGATCCGTGCGCGTTGGCCAGCTTGACATTCGACTTCCAGTGCTTTTGCACATACCCGTTATGGTCTGACCCTCTACATGCAATAACAATATCCGCATCTGACATGGATGGCGGGTTGACCAAAAAACTCCATCCTCTTGCTCCGCACGCAGACACTATCGGGTCAAGCCACTCGCCAAGATAAGAGGGTGACCCCTCATAGGCTACCGTAGTGACCTGTTCGCGTAGCTGGTTAACTGTAATGCCCGGTAGGTAGTGGTGGTATATGACCACTCCAGGTATGCCGGTGTCGCAATCATCCCGCATCCGCTGGTTCGGCCATATAACGCCGGTTGGCCTGAGTTTTCGTATCAATGACTGCGCCCAGTCTATCGCCTGCTCCCTGCCCCAGTGTGTACACATCGGCTGCGGGTAGGCGTCAACGATATCCAGCACCCATGGCTTTCTGGATGCCTTTATGGCCGCGATCAATTCGGGCCTTTGTCGCTTCACCGCGACGATGATATCGGCCCTTTTACAATCCTCAAGCGTTGCCTTGGGCTTTACTTTAGCGCCCAATTCTGCCCCAATCTGGACCCCTCGAACCTGCCAGCTACCGCTGGTGCCATTACCGGTGAACAAGATCAATCGAGCATCCTTGCAAACGCCTCGCCACTTTCAAACTCATGCAACTGGAACTGCGCCCATGCCAGACGGCGGAACATCGCCAGCCGGCCTTCGTCGGTATTGTCCTGCTCGCCAATCCATTTCGGCATATAGGATGTGACGGGAATCCCCATCATCAGCGCTTTTATAGCCGCCCCCGAACCCCAGGTTACAACGTGCCCGCAATGGGCCAGATCCTCTTCCAATGGAACCGCAGGTCTCATGCCTGGATGGGGTCTGACCCTCCCTGCGTGTACTTGCTTTATCTTCCCGGCCCACCTGATCGGCATTGATGTAGGGGCTGCGCCTATCCCCCTTTGAGGCAAGATAACTGTCTCACCGCTGGGCCTCCATGGCCGAAGTTCTACGCCGAGACTGTCCCACCGGTCATTCTCACCCACCGGGAACATGCCGGCGGTGTTGTGGCGGTTTCTCGCCAGCGAATACCACCGCTTGCCGGCCAGGTCGTTACCCCAGGGCGCATTTTCACTTACCAGAACCGGCTGGCCTCGCCTTTCAAACAGTTTGGCCGATGACTCGCCTATCCCTATCCGGTTCCATGTAACCAGGATATCTCCCGGCCTTGGGTCAAGCGTGGCGCCCTCTACCACCCGATAACCAAGCCTTTTCAGCCCTGTAGCGTAAATGTTCCTGCGCTCAGGGACTGAATACCTAAGATTTAACCACGCCCGCAAGCGCATCACCCAGTGACTGGCGGGGGAACAGCTTTAAATCGGTTTCGCGTGAGCAATTGATTATCTCGACGTCCTTGTGTTTTTCGGCAAGCCTCTGGAAATACCCTTTCCACTTCTCGCACCGTTCCTTGTTGGGGTTCTGCGTTTTCGTATGGTCGCCGTGGAAATGTGTTCCGTTTTTCACTGAGCAGTCGAAACCCAGCAATAAAACCTTTTCGGCCCCGAAGTGAATGGCCATCTCGATGGCCAAAAGCCCCGAATTATACCCTGGCCCTAGTTTGCTCTTGTGCTGAGTTAACCTAAACACATGCGCCGCGTTCTGGCTCAGTGTGTACTTTGGGACATCAATGTCTACTTCCTCGCCGTAATGCCGCCACCAGGTCAAATCCCCCGCATACATGGCATGGCAGAATCGCGCCATCTTCCATGCGTGGTTTACCGCTATAGTGGTAATACCTGATCCCTCAACGGCAAAACAATCCTCGGCGGTGAGTGATGGCCCGCTGCCGATCACGACAACATCCCGCCACATATCAGCCCTGGTTGACGCCAACACTACAGGGGATGGTCAGATACTCCTGCCCGGATTTAACGTCAGCAAGAACTCCGGCGGGGTTATACACAGTACTGCCGTGTAATATCCTCATCGCCGCAGTAATCCCATCCCGGTAACGAATGGTGATTCTTGTCGTCACTTCCGACTGATCCGCCTGCGACTGAAGGTATTCCCGCACGCTCAATGGCTCAATCTTTGCCGGGACAGACTCATATACCGTTGTCCAACCCACGACCATTTCACCCGTATTCGAGTCCTGGGTATCCTCATGCACCTGGATATCTATTCTATGCCTCAACCCGCCGGACAAATTCATGCAAGGGCCGGGTCGCGCAACGGGTACAGAATGGCTTGTACTGGATCGGGAAGATAACCGGGCCGGAACTCATAGGTCTGGTCGTAT